TAAATCCACCGTAACAAAATCTGAAATTAAATCTGTATGTAAATCTGTTGGCATTTCAAGCGCTCAATGGTTTACTAGAGAACCAAGTAACAAAGCTGGTCGTGGTCTTTACAAAGTGCCTACATCAGGTCAAGTAAATGTTGCTACACCGGCTACAATTAATTTACAAGCACAAGTTATTACAATGATTAAACCTGTAGAAAAATCCGATAATCGTATTGTTAATGTAGTTACCGACCTTGAAATGTCGGATATGATTCCAAAAGTTTATAAGAACTATGTTCCTTTTGGTAACTTTGATGATGTAATTTCCATCGTACAGTCAATGCGATTCTTTCCTGTTTTCATTACTGGTCATTCTGGTAATGGTAAAACAATGTCTGTTGAACAGGCATGTGCAAAGGCAAAAAGAAAATTCGTTTGTGTTTCCATGACACCTGAAACCGATGAAAGTGATTTACTCGGTAACTATGTACTGATTAATGGCAATATGGAATGGAGAGATGGCCCAGTGACTATCGCTGCTCGGCAAGGTGCCGTGCTTTGTATTGATGAGATTGATTATGGTGCTCAGAATCTTTCCTCATTGCAACGGGTGCTTGAAGGTAAACCATTCCTGCTGAAAAAGAAAGGCGAATTGATTACACCTGCGGCTGGTTTCACCGTATTTGCTACTGCAAACACTAAGGGTAAAGGTAGTGACGATGGTCGTTACATGTTTACCAATGTATTGAATGAGGCTTTCCTTGAACGATTCCGCAATACATACGAACAAGACTGGCCTTCTGCCACTGTTGAAAAGAAAATCATTCGTAAAGAGTTAGATTCAGTTAATCGTTCCGATGATGACTTTGCCGATAAACTTGTTACTTGGGCAGATGTAATCCGTAAAACATTTGCTGACGGTGGTTGTGATGAAGTGATTTCCACTCGCCGTTTAGTTCATGTTGTTGAAACATTTGGTATCTTCGGTGATAAAATTAAGGCAATTAGTTTGTGCTTGAACCGATTTGATGATGATACTAAGGCATCATTCCTGGATCTTTACACAAAAGTTGATGCAGGCGCTTCTATTGAACAGTTGCTTACACCCGAACTTGAATCACAATCTGAAGTTACCTCAAATTTAGAAGAAGAAATTTTATTCTAATTAAATTTACCTTTGATGCTTTGACCCGGCAAATGTCGGGTCTTTTTTCACTTATACCTAACAAACGCTTGACTCAGTTTGTGAGTTAGTGTATAATTGCAACATATTTGAGAGTTATTCGAATCGCCTCTCAAATGCCTTTTAACTGCGATTCGTTTTTATCATGGAGATATTATGTCTACAAAATCTAAAGTTCTTGCTTACCTTTCTAAGGATGGCGCCTATAACACCTTGACAGCTGCTAAGATGCAGTCAATTTTTGGTGTTGCAAACCCATCTGCAACTATCAATGAGCTGCGTAATGAAGGTCATGCAATCTACTTGAACACCCGCATCAATGCGCGGAGTGGTGACAAGGTTGCCTTCTATCGTTTGGGTACACCAACTAAGCGTATGATTGCTGCAGGCATCGCTGCAATTCGTTCCACTGGTGAACGTGCATTTGCCTAATTTTTCTTAGAAAAATTGTGAAAGGGGGGATATATATTAGTATCTCTCCTTTTTCTTATTATTAAATGGGCATATTATGGAAATTCAAGTTAATGTTGAAGAACTAAAAAAGAAAAGACTTTTTGTTGCCACACCAATGTATGGTGGAATGAATCATGGTTTATACATGAAATCATGTCTAGACTTACAAGCAACAATGGGAAAATATGGCATCGAAACCAAGTTTTCTTTTCTTTTCAACGAATCATTAATCACAAGAGCTCGTAACTACCTTGTTGATGAATTCCTTCGTACAGATTACACACACTTATTGTTTATCGATTCCGATATTCATTTTAATCCAAAAGATGTTGTTGCACTATTAGCATTAGATAAAGATGTTATTGGTGGACCTTATCCAAAGAAATCAATGAACTGGAATAACATTGCACAAGCTGCAAGAAATCATCCAGACCTAGAACCAAAAGAACTTGAAACACTTGTTGGTGAATATGTTTTCAATGTTGTAAAGGGAACACAACAGTTTCAAGTTACCGAACCACTAGAAGTTATGGAAATTGGTACTGGTTACATGTTAGTAAATCGAACTGTCTTTGATAAAATGGCAGTAGAGTATCCAACTATCAAGTATAAGCCAGACCATGTTGGTCAAGCAAACTTTGATGGCTCAAGATATATTCACGCTTACTTTGATACTGTAATCGATTCTAAAGAATCAATCACCGGTGGTGGTTCAGACCGATACTTGTCAGAAGATTATATGTTCTGTCAAATGTGGCGTAAAATGGGTGGGCAGATTTATTTGTGTCCATGGATGAAAACACAACATATTGGTACCTATGCATTTACAGGTAACATGCCTGCTGTTGCACAATATACTGGTAAACTTTGAAACACACGTTTTTATAAATATTCTTTTGGAACTATATTATGAATTGTGTAAATCTTCAAACAAAAATTAAATCTTTTAGGGATAAAGATTTAGAAATATGTAAAAGTTTAGTTAATGTTGATTCGTGGCCTGAATATTATTCTGATGAATTTACAGACCACGAAAACAAACGATTGCCTATTGCTATTGTATTATCTGCTGCTGGTCATCCATTTCAATTGATTGATATCAGCAAGATTAATCTCAGTAATTCTTATTCACAAGAATTTAGAAACGGTGGTGAGAATCCAGAAAAACCTGCTATTCGTATGAGTTTGCATCAAAAAGGATATTACTTAGATACGCATCCAATTCGATTAAGACTTTACAAGAATGGGGAATTATCGGTTGGTGCTGGAATTACAAGACTTCAGCTATTAATTGAGTTGGGTTTCAAAAATGTCATCTGTACAGTTTACAAAGGTGATGATGACGCTTCTGACATTGAAATCAATAACGCTTTTAATATATTCTTTTTCAGAGACAATGCCAATCATCGTCCCGCTGGAATGATTACAAAAGACGATGTTGCTTTCAATGTTAAAAATTCTGTGATAAAAGGTGAAATTGCTTTAGACCCTGATGCGATTAGATATCAAGTTAATGCTATGACACAACCAACTTCTTGGACTAAAAAATACAAAGAAGAAATAGCTGCTATTGTATTTAATGCTTGCAATAATTATACAGATGAAAATGGCAATGAAGTTATTGTTAGGTCGTATACAACAGAAGCAGTAAAAAATGATTTTATGATGAACTATAAAGAAACTGGTTATACAAAGTATATGGTATTTTCAACTGGTTCAACAAAGAAGATTGCATATGCTGTTGGTGAAGAAATGAAAAAGCATAATAAGAAAATCAGAATAGTTTTACACACTGATAGACTAGATGCTTTTGATTTGGAATCTACTTACATTAAAAGAATCATTGAAGCGAAAGATGAAATAAAAATGCTTTGGGATCGATTAAGTTCTTTTTTCGGTGAAGCTGATGTTAGTGATAGAGTAGAAATTTATGGTTGTCTTCCTGCTGTTTCAACATTGACACCTAACATGAATGAAATGGTTATTTTTGGATTAAATGATGCATTTTTATCAAATTTACATCATCTCACGACAAAAAATAAAAAGGCAATTGCCAATTCAATCGATAGTTTTATGTTAAATGATTCTAAAGAAACTGAAGAGATGGAATATCAATGACAACATCGGAAGAAGTTGTGAAAGCATCTCAAACTGCAACCACCGGTGGTCGTAAGTTTGACGGTGATAAACTACAATATGGTTTACTGCCACCACTTGCATTAAAAGCTATGGTTGAAATTTTGACCTTTGGTGCAAAGAAATATGAACCGGATAATTGGAAACATGTTCCAGATTCCAAACGGAGATACTTTGATGCAATGCAAAGGCATTTATGGGCATGGAAAGAGGGTGAGCAAAATGATCCTGAATCAGGAAAAAATCACCTTGCTCATGCTCTTTGTTGCCTCACATTTCTGTATGAACATGATATAATGTATTCTGTTGATGACAATTCTTAATTATGAGAGGTATTAAATGAAATTATCAAACGACACACTATCGGTGTTAAAAAACTTCGGTGCTATTAATCAAGGCATCATGTTTAAGAAGGGTAGGAAGCTTAAAACAGTTTCTTCACATAAAAATATTCTTGCTGAGGTAGATATCAAAGAAGATATTCCAGCGGACTTCGGTGTATATGACTTGAACAATTTCTTGTCAGTTGTGTCACTCCATAAAGACGATCCAACATTTGAGTTTGATGAGAAGCATGTTGTTATCGTTGGTAACAAAGGTCGCAGTAAGATTAAATATCGTTTCTGTGAGCCCACAATGATTGTTATTCCACCTGAGAAGCAATTAACAATGCCTGATGCAGAGATTAATTTCACTCTTTCAGCTGAAGACTATGATTGGATTATGCGGGCTGCATCAGTTCTATCTTCACCACAAGTTGCTGTTGAATCTGATGGTAAGAAAGTATCAATTGTGACTATTGATTTGGCAAATGATTCTGCACATACTGATGCACTTGAAATTTCTGCTGGTGATGGCAGTAAGTATCGCATGGTATTCAAAACTGAAAACCTTAGTAAGATTCTTGCTGGTGGTTATGAAGTTGCTATCTCTTCAAAGGGCATTTCAAATTTCAAACACAAAACACATCCACTTCAATATTGGATTACAACTGAACAAGGATCTAAGTTTGAGAAGGCTGCTTAATTGTGAGATATGCTGACGCATTTCCTGATGATGAAGAACAACCACTTGTTCAACTTGAGCAAACACAATCAATTTTTTCTACTTTAACAAAGCAAGAATACATTGCTGTGTTGGAGAATGAAAGAGAAACTCTATTGCGGCGTCACTTCAATTCAGAAGAAGGTGGTACAGGTGATTTCAATACTGCCGCTTCTGTTTTAGAACACCGTATTAATGAGATTAAAGCTCAACTTTGATTTTTTTATTTTATATTATGAGGCATTGTGATGGAACATTTATTATGGACTGAGGCTTACAGACCTAAAACTGTAGAAGAGTGCATACTGCCTGAAAGGCTGAAACACCCATTTCAGGAGTATGTTAATCAAAAACAAATCCCCAATCTTTTACTAAGTGGCGGTGCAGGTGTTGGTAAAACAACTATTGCAAAGGCTATGTGTAATGAGATTGGTTGCGATTTTATAGTAATCAATGGTTCAGACGAATCTGGTATTGATACATTCCGTGTCAAAATCAAAAACTATGCTTCGTCT